CGCCGGCACGGACAACTGGTCCGGCGGCTGGACGCGGGTCAACGAGAACGGCCTTGAGCGGATCTATCTCCCCTCCGGCTCACGCATCCAGACGGCCAGCGAAACGCGATACACCTCCGGAGATACCTACAACACCACCGTCTACGTCGACCACGTCGAAGACCTCGACACCATCCTCCGCATCGCCAAAAACGCACGCATCACAACCAGAATGGGGGCGAAGTAAATGCCGACGTTTACAGTGCAGGCAAGCGGCTCGACAGCAGTCGCAAAGAACCACCCGAACACAAACTATTCGGATCTTACACAGTACAAATTCTTCGTAGAGCCGTTTACAGGAGACGCGGGAAACATTAAGCGAGGGGATAACGTATATATCAACTTCCCTGTGCCGGGCGACACATACAAGTTCAAACGGGTAACAAAAGTAACGCTTGCATTTTATGCACAGCCAACAGCAGAAAGCGACGCTACATACAAGGGGATTTGGACATATGTAAATGCGTTGGCGAGTCAATTTGATGCGGATGCAATGACATATGCGACAAGGCCTGAGATATACCAGACCTTCACAGGGGTCTCGGAGCAAGCAAACGGAAACTGGACGGCTCTGAATGAAATCATACAGCTAAATGCAGTTTTTGACCTGAAAAATTACAAATCAAAAAAAGAAGAACTGCAGCAAGGAATAAGAAACGGCTTTGTAATCGCGCTTCGAGGAGGAGAATCAGGGACAAGCGAGGCGATTATATTCGGCGCAAAGTCAACACGGAAGCCATCGTTGGTGTGCGAGTATTCGGACGACACTGTAGGGATAACAGCGGATGGGTTTGCTCCGACAGCCGGCGCTTTTGTGAACAGATTTGAAAAAAATATGTTTACATGGCGCTGTGACGATGACACAGCCGACTCACAGGTATGCTTCGCAGAGATAAAGCAAACCTCCGCCGTCTTCGAGTGGCGCGTAAAAAATGCGAGCGCCTCAAAAACGATCAGCGTCTCCGGCGCGACGACCGCCTGCACAGTCCCTGCAAATACATTCCCGTCCGGGACGATCGAGTGGCGCGTAAAGGTGACGGCGAACAGCGGAACGACAACAACGTCTGCATGGCAGGAAATCACAACGACGGACGTCACACCATCCTGCAAGCCGGTCTCCCCATCCGGCATCGTCATCGACGCGACCATCGCCAACCGCTTCTCGTGGCAGCACATCATTTCCACCGGCACGCCGCAGAGCAAGGCCGACCTGCAGTGGTCCGCCGCCGGCACGACCTGGAACACGCTCGCGACCGTCACCGGCGAAAATCAGTACTACGACGTGCCCGCGAACACCTTTACGAGCGGGACGAAATACTGGCGCGTGCGCACCTACAACACCGACGGCACGGCCTCGGCGTGGAGCGACAAGGCCGAGTTTATCGCCATCAACGCCCCGTCCGCACCGTCCATCGTGATCCAGTCCACCGGCCCGCGCCCGCGCATCACCTGGCAGACCTCTGAGCAGGAGGCCTATCAGCTGACGCTCTCGAGCGGCTATGCCTCCGGCACGGTCTACGGCACGGAGAAGGCATGGCGCTCGCCGGTCTACCTCGCCGACGGCAGCTACACCGTCCGCGTCCGCGTGCAGAACAAGTACGGCATGTGGTCCGAGTGGTCTGCGGCCGCGCTGCCCATCTCGCACACCGAGGGCGAGGCCATCACCCTGACCGTCACCGCCGGCCATGAGGCCGCGCTCACCTGGCAGACCGCCGGGAGCTACAATTTTTACCTCGTCGAGCGGGACGGCGTGGCCATCGCCCGCACCGTCCAAAAGCAGTACATCGACCACACCAGCATCGGCTCCGTCACCTACCGCGTCCGCGGCTGCTACGACGAAAGCGATAACTACGGCGTGTCCAATTCGGATACCGTCGAGATTCTGCCCGAGACCAACATGATCTGCGACCTAGAGACCGGCGTCTGGCTCGAGATGCGCCTGTCCGAAACGCAGCTGCGCACCAACCGCACCAGCTTCTCGGCCGGGGTCTCCACGGTCCATCTGGCGGGCCTTGCCTACCCCGTCGAGGAGCGCAGCGAGCAGCGCGACCGCGCCCTGTCCGTCGCCTGCGCCTGGCCGCACGCGCAGCGGGCTGCCGCCCTTGCGCTTGAGGCCCTTGTCGGCCGCCTCGTCTGTCTCAAGGACCGCTACGGCAACATGGTCATCGGCTCGCTCCCGTCGCTCGAGAGCAACTGCGACGAGTTCATGCGCCGCTATTCCTTCACCATCTCGCACACAAACCGGGAGGAGGCGATCACCCTTGACCCGTGACGTCCGCTTCCGCGTCGACGTGCTCAGAAACGGCGCACCCATCACCCACCTCCAATGGGACACCGGCAGCGCCCCGCAGATCATCGCCAGCCGCGACGCGACGATCCACACCAGCATCAAGGGCACCTTCCTCGTCAACGACGCGGTCGACTACCTCTCCGACGAGCTCCAGCCTGTCATGACCATCGACGGGCAGGAGACGCCCCTCGGCATCTATCAGGCCGCGACCCCGAGCATCAAGGGCGCGGCCGGTCAGAAGCGCGTCGAGGTCGAGGCCTACGACCGCTGCTGGCGCGTCTACAGCAACCGCACCGAGACCATCCTGCACATGTCCGCCGGTGCGTCCTATCTCACCGAGATCCGTAAGCTGCTCACCGCCTGCGGCGTCGCGCTCGTCATTGCGACGCCGTCGGACGCGACGCTGCAGACCGACCGCGAGGACTGGGATGTCGGCACGAGCTACCTGACCATCGTCAACGACCTGCTGGCCGAGATCAACTACAACAGCCTCTGGTTCGACGCCTCCGGCGTCGCCCGTCTCGAGCCCTATCAGGAGCCGAGCGCGCAGAACATCGACTGGTCCTACGGCACGACGGACCTCTTCCTTCCGGACCGGCATCCGGGGCCGAACTTCTCAGATGAGGAAGACATCTTCAACGCGCCGAATGTCTTCATCTGCGTCTGCTCCAACCCGGATCTGGAGCAGCCCATGGTTGCAACGGCCGTCAACGACAATCCGCAGTCGCGCAAGTCCACCTTCCGGCGGAACATGCGCATCGCCTCGCTCATCAAGGTCGACAACATCGCCTCGCAGGAGGAGCTGCAGGCCTACGCCGACCGCATGCGCAACGAGTCGCTCCTTTCCGCCCGGGCCATCACGTTTTACACGCTCAATGACCCCGGCCACGGCATCGGTGACGTCCTCGCGCTCACTCACGACGACATCGGCGGCATTTACCTCGAGACCGGCTGGCAGATGCAGCTGTCAGCCGGAAGCCTGATGACACACTCTGCAAAAAGGACGGTGATTGCGTAAATGGAAGGCGTCGACAGCCTGTACACCGAAGAACCCGAAGAGCAGCAGACCGAAGAACAGCAGCAGCCATTCCAGCTGGCCGTCATTGCGACGGTCGAGGAAGACGGCCTGAGCCTCACGCCTGACGGCGCGGAGGAGCCGACCGAGAAGCATTTTAAATGCAACACCGGCATCAACTTCGCCGCCGGACAGCGCGTGGCCGTCCTCGAACTGTCCGGCAGCAAGGTCGTCATGTTCCCGATCGGCAACCCCGGCGCGGACGCGCCGGCGAAGATCCCGCCCGGCGGCACGGCCGGGCAGGTGCTCCAAAAATCGTCCGACAATGACTACGCGCTCACCTGGGGCAGCATCACCGGCCTTCTGCCGACCGGAGGAACGAGCGGACAGATCCTCAAAAAGTCAGGAAATGCCGACTACGCCGTCGAATGGGGCGACATCAACGGTGCTCTGCCTTCCGGCGGAACGACGGGCCAGGTGCTCAAAAAATCCAGCGCCACCGACTACGCCGTCACCTGGGGCAGCCCCGACGGTATCCTGCCGACCGGCGGCACCGATGGTCAGGTCCTGCTCAAAAACGGCGCGAGCAACTACGCCGCCAAGTGGGGCAGCATCACCGGCGCGCTCCCAACCGGCGGGACATCCGGCCAGGTGCTGAAAAAATCCAGCGCCACCAACTACGCTTGCACGTGGGGCAACGTCGACGGAACGCTTCCGAGCGGCGGCACCGACGGCCAGGTGCTCCTGAAAAACGGCGCGAGCAACTACGCCGCGAAGTGGGGCACGGTATCCGCCGCAGAACTCAAGAGCGGGTACAATTCGCTGGAGCTGAAAACAAGAACCCTGACGCCGTCCTCGACCGGCTTTGAGATAGGGACATCGAGCTATCCCGTGACAGTCAGGGGAGACGAAATCGTGCTGTATTACAGTTCATACCGCTACTGCACCCTTGCGTGCAACTCATCCGGGAAGCTGACCGTCAACGGCACAGCCATCAACTAAGGAGGGCATCATGAAATTATACGACATCGCGCTCGCGGCAAAGCCACTGCAAAAGCTCATCGAACAGGACCTGCCGCTCCGGCAGGCCTATCAGCTCGCCATGCTGGCGACCAGGATCAACCCAACACTCGAATTCTACGGAAACCAGCTCATGAGCGGGCGGCCGCAGGCGGAGCTGAACGAGCTGGACGCCGACACGCTCCCCGAGCTGCCGCACATCACGCTTCCGCTTGACCTCGATATCCGGCTTTCCGCCGGGGATATCAAGTGCCTTGAGCCGTTCGTGACCTTCGAAGGAGCTGATAACGCATGATCACCATCCACTGCTCCCGCGCGTGTGCGCATCTGGCGTCGCCGCCGGAGCTTTTGACGGCGGGCATGGCCAAGGCCGTGACCGTTGAGTTCGTCTTCTCGCCCGAGTGGGACGGGCTGACGAAGACCGCCGTCTTCTCGAACGGCAAGACCACCGTCGACGTTCTGGCGGCGAACTGGGACGGGGATACAGTTCCAGTACCGCACGAAGTTCTCGCCGTCCCGGGCCGCCACGCCCGCGTGGGCGTCTATGGCGCGGACGAAAGCGGCGTCGTCCTGCCGACCGTCTGGGTGAGCCTCGGCAAGGTCCAGCCCGGCGCGGATCCGTCCGGCGACGCCTCGGCCGAACCGTCCCTGCCCGTCTGGGCGCAGCTGCAGAAGCAGATCGGCGATCTGGACAACCTCAAGACCTACAACAAGGGCAACCTCGTCGACGCCATCAACGAGGCCCGCAGCTCCGGCGGCGGCTCTGGTGGCGGGGGCATCCAGTCGGCACAGATCGACGCGATCCTCGTGATGACAAAATCCGAATATGACGCGCTGGACAAAAAGGACGCGCGGACACTGTATCTGTTGGAGGGATAACATGCTGGCAGTTGGACTCAAACGCATTCTGGAGCTGTTCATCGGCTCCATGGGCATCAAATCCGCCCACTTGGGCACGAAAGCCATCTACAAAAGACCGGGCGGATTTTTGTACATTGAACTCACAAGCGAAGAAAGGGGATAAATCCAGATGGCAAGTTTTTTTAATCTGACACTTGATACGCTGGCACCTGCCGGCCTATCGCTGATCCTGAACGACGGTGCACAGTACGCGACCAGCGCGACCGTCACGGCGAAGATCTCTGTCTCCGACGAGACAACGACGGGATACCAGATGAAGATCTGGGGCACGAAGACGGCGGAGACCGAGGCGGAAGCGTCGTGGGAGACATTCGCCAAGACAAAATCCATCACGCTGCCCGACGGAGACGGCCTCAAGACGATCTATGTCAAGATGCGCGACGACGTCGGCAACGAAACGGCCGCAGTCAGCGACACGATCACGCTCAACACGTCGATTCCTGCCGTGACCATCACCGGCCCCGACAAGAGCAGGATCTCGAAGGTCACGGGCTACGATGCAGCGGCGTTCTCCTTCGTCTGCGACGTGGACTTTGAGGAATACACCATTCGCGTCGTTCCGGCGACGAGCAGCCTGCACACGGCGGGCACGCAGATCCCGACGACGGGCGGCTCCACCAACGTCAGCGGCACGGAGGGAGGCTACAAGAAGAACACCGCCATCAACGTCACTGTCAAGGGCGCGGACCTCGAGGCAGCGTCTTCCGGCGACGGCACGAAGATCGTCAAGGTTTTCGTCAAGAACGCCGCCGGGACCTGGAGTGCCGCCTGATGGCCGCGCCGCAGCTGACATTCTCCATCACGGGCAACAAGATCTCGGCGGTCTCGGGGTTCGACTCGATCACCGTTTCCTTCTCGTCGGACATCGCCTACACGGCCTTCGAGTGCCGCGCGACGAAGTCCGGCGAGGATTGGGGCCGCGGGAAGGGCGCTTTGATCGCGTCATTCTCCCAGACCCCGGCGGGAACGCAGCGCACCTTTGAGGTTTACGACGATTTTCTGCTTTCCGGTGATGGGGAATACCGCATTTCGTTGTTCGCGCAGGGCGCGGACGGCAGCTGGAACGACAACTACGGCTTTATCCCGCTGGGAGAGTCGCAGGCGCTGAAGACCGCGGACGGCGAGGATTTTCTGTGTATGAAGGAGTGATCGTATGGCTTACAACAGTCAGTTTACCGGCGCGCAGATCGACGAGGCTATCGCCGACGTGCGCAGCAACAAAGACGCGTGGAACAGAAAGCAAGATGTGATTCTCGCCTCCGGCGCGGCCGTCGGGGACCTGATCAAGGTCAAGGCGGTGGACGCCAGCGGGAAGCCGACGGCGTGGGCGGTGGCCGTGGCGGGCACGGACTATATGAAGACCGGCAACATCACAAAGCAGACGCTGGTCTCCGCGGAGACCACGCCGACCGAGAACATGGCCATCAACTGGCAGTATGAGTGAGGAGGCCCCATGGCGCACAAGACATTGATCTCCGGCACGGCCTATTCCGTGACGGGCGGCCGGGAGCTGATCGGGGGCACGGGCTACGCGAAGAAGAAAGGCCGCGTGCTCGTGAACGGCACCGGGTACGATATCCCGTTTTCCAGCGGCATCCCGCTTTCTACCGTCGTGCTCGGCGATATCCTCATGCTGAACGAAAACGGCAGCCCCGTCCCGTTCTACGTCTGCAAGCACGACTACGAAAGCGGACTGAACGGCGCAGGGCGGACACTTCTGGTGAGGAAGGATTGCTATGACAAGCGTATTTTTGACAGCAGTAGCAAGATTTTCGCCGGGAGCTCGATAGACACATGGCTCAACGGAACCTGGATCAAGCTGCTGACATTGGACGTCCAGTCTGCGGCCGGCACGACAAAAATCTACTACTATGACGGAAGCAAGAAGAAAGCAGTCACGACCCGTGCAGTGTTCCTGCTGTCGGCAGCAGAGTTTGGCTACAGCGATTATGCTGATACTGACGGAGAACCACTGGACAGTGCTGTGAGAAAACTACTTTCCACTGCTTACTACGGCGGAAATAGTGTTGGACAGTGGACGCGTACACCGGCCACCTGGACACGGAACGACGTGTACGTTATAATGCCTGGCGACTATTCGACTCATATGCCTTGCAACGACAGTTACGGCGTCCGCCCCGCCTTCACCATCCCCTCGACCTTCCCCGTGATCCAAAACCCCGACGGCACCTACAGCCCGGCAGCATAAAGGAGGACCCACATGGGCACACACCACATTTTGAAAGACGGCACATCCTACGCCATCAAACACTTACAACAGCAAAACGGAAGGAACGTGGTATGCGGGTTTCAACGGAAACTGGACGCAAGAAGCGTTCCGGACAGTGACCTTTGACGAGCCACCAACAGGAGCACTATTAGCATGGCTGCAGGCCAATGCCGTGCAGCAATAGACAGGAGGAACTTATGGACACCTGGTACATCACAATCGGAGGGCAGGAGATCGAGACGCGACCGGCCGCTGGCCGCATGCGCGACGCCGACTGGGGCGGGCGCGAGAGCCGCGCCGTCACCATCGACAAGAGCGCGGTTGCAGACCCGCTGGCGCTGTTCTGCGACGGCGCCGTCTGGGGCATGATCCACCGCTACACCACGACTGTCCCTGTGCTGGACGCAGAGGGCAACGTCCAGCTGAACGAGGACGGAACCGTCAAGTCGACGACAGAGACCGCCGAGGACCGCTACATGGACGACTACGCGGACTTCACCCTCGCCGGTCCCGTCACCGACAACCGCGACGGCACCATCACCGTCAAAATGGGCAAGCCCCTGCCCCTCGAGCGGGCAGAGGCAGAAAAAGCCGCCGCCCAGCACACCGCCGCGACCCTCATGGGCATGCCCGTCTATACCGCCATCGGCGAGAGCAGAGCGCAGACCCTGCGCGCCGCCATCGTGACGGCCGCGGCCAGCCTGCCCGACAAGGACGCGTCCGAGGCCCCGGAGCTGTTCCCGCAGCTGACGGGCGACGGCAGTCTCGTCAAGTCCGGCACGCGCATCTGCTGGCAGGGCGGCATCAAGCGCGCAGCCGTCGACATCTGGGACACGGCCGAAAATACCCCGGACGCAGCCCCGAACCTTTGGGAGGATATCCAGTACAAGCAGGGCTACCGCCTCATCCCCGAGACCATCACCGCGACCCTTGCCTTCGCCAAGGGAGAGCGCGGCTGGTGGCAGGACGAGCTCTACGAGTCCCTGCTCGCCGCCAACGTCTACACCCCGTCCGTCAACCCGGACGGGTGGAAGAAGATCACGGAAGAAGGTACATAGCCATGGACACCAAGACCATCATCGTTACGCTCGTCTGTGCCGTGCTCGGCTCGTCCGCGCTGACGGCGGTCGTCAATGCCGTCGTCGGCGCGATACAGAAAAAGCGCGGCAAGGCCACAACGCAGGAGGCGCACCTGGCCGAGATCGACAAAAAGCTCGGGAAAATGCAGGAGCATCAGGACGAGCAGTATCTCGCAATTCTCCGACTGACCATCATGTCGGAGGAAATGCCAATGGCCGAGCGTTTGATCGCCGGGCAGAAATACGTCAAGCTGGGCGGCAACGGCGATGTAAAAAAGTTTTTGCACCAGCTCGAAAAGCAGTGTGAGCACAATGGAGTTTAGCAAGAAGTGGCTGATCTGCAGCGCGCTCGTCAGCCTCGCACTCATTATCGCCTGCGCGGCAGGCGCAGACCTGACGGAGATCACGCTTGCGGTGCTGGCTGAAACAACAGCTTCCAGCGGATTCTATCTCTGGAAGGCAAAGAACGAGAACCGCGCGAAGTACGCGCAGAAGTACATGGATAAATGGGCCGAGAAATACGGCCCGGAAGCGGCAGCACGCATCGCGGAGATCGTGCTGAAAGATTGAAAGGAGCATACTTATGGACTACACGCAAATTATCTCGGCAGTGATCGCGCTCATCAGCGCGCTCGTCTCGGCATTTCTGATCCCGTGGCTCAAAACCAAGATCGACGCGGACAAGCTGCAAACGCTCCGCACTTACGTTGAGATCGGCGTAAAGGCGGCGGAGCAGCTGTACACCGCGACGGACGGCGCAGCGAAAAAGGCGTATGTCGTGAACTTCCTCGCCGAGAAGGGCATTCAATTTGATGTGGAAACGATCGACAAGCTGATCGAGGCCGCCGTGCTGCAGCTGCACCACGAGCTGTACGGGAGTGAGCGGGTATGAGTTACGTTATGAGAGCGTCCGAGCTTGTAAAAAAGCATATCGAAGTCGCGAAGAATTACAAGACCGTGTACATGTGGGGCTGCTTCGGATCTCCGGTCACGGATGGGATCATCACTGAGAAGGCAAAACAATACCCGGACTGGTACGACGCCGCAAAGCAGGCCAGATTCCGCGGGCTGATCGGAAAGGGCTACTTTGGCTTTGACTGCGTGAATCTCACAAAGGGGATCCTGTGGGGCTGGAACGGCAACAAAAACGCCTACCACGGCGGCGCCCGCTACGCCGGAAACGCCGTCCCGGATGTCTCCGCAGACGGTATGATTGCCAAGTGCAAGGACGTATCCGCGTCCGGCTGGGACAAGCTCGTCCCAGGAGAAGGCCTGTGGATGCCCGGACACTGGGGCATGTATATCGGAGACGGCCTCGCGGTCGAGTGTACCCCGATCTGGGATAACGGCGTACAGATTACGTGTGTCGGCAACATCGGCATCAAGGGCGGCTACAACAGCCGTGTGTGGAAGAAGCACGGCAAGCTCCCGTGGGTGGACTACGACACGGAAACCGTCGATAAGGCCGTCGAGGACGCCAAGAAGACAATCAAGGCAAAGGCCGGACTGGCAGACAGCACAATCAAGTATCTTGCCGATTACAAATACGGCGACGATCTGCTGAAAAAGCTGGCTGCGGCGATGAAGTAAGCCCTGCCCGGCGGCGGGCCGAAGGGAGTGACAGCAAATAACTGCGCGGCTGGCTCTGCCGAAGGAGCTGGAACACCTCACGCGCAGCGACTGGGAGCGCGTCACTGACGAGGGACTTTTGGACGTGATCGATCAGCAGATTGTGAAGCTTTATATCGTGGGCAGGCTCCCGCAGATGGACGCCGCCGCCGAGATCGGCGTCGACCGCAAAACCATCTCCCGCCGCCTGCCGCACATCTACAATATCGCCCGCCGCCTGGTAGGGAAAACGGACAAAGAGAAAGCGCCATGAGCAACGGCTCATGGCGCTTTTTCTATGCCCGCATGTCCCACAAATGGTACACAGATGTCCCGGAAATGTCCCCCATAAAAACCGGGGAAGCGGCAGAATGAGAGTAGGAGCTGGCCAGCTTACTACTTTTACCGGAGGATTTTTTATGGAATACGCAAGTAAGGGACTCGCAGGGACCGCGCTGGGCTTTGGCATCGGCGGAGCTGCGCTGGGTCTGGCAAACGGCGGACTCGGCAATCTGCTGGGCGGCCTCAACCAGAACAAGAGATCGGAAGTCGCTGACGTCGCTGCGGCGGTCACGCCCGCCATGACGGTCGCCGCCATGCTCGCCGCACGGCAGCAGGAGCCGACGTGCAGCGAGAACATGCCGGTCACGCGCTACGATCTGGAGCGCGAACAGAAGCTGGCCGCGAAGGACAGCGAGATCGCGCTGCTCAAGGCCAACACGTACAACGACGGCAAGATGCTGGAGATGTACGGTTATATCGACGGGCAGCTCAAGGACGTCCGTGAGGCACTGTGCAAGCAGGCCGTCCACAACCAGCGCACCGAGGACAGCTTCGCGCTGGTCAAGCAGGACGTCGAGTCCGTCCGCAAGGAAGCACTTGATGCGGTCAAGATGGAGGCCGAGCGCCGCTGCTGCGGTGATAACTCCATCGTCACCTACGTCAACGCAACCTTTTATCCCAAGCAGGTCGCCGACGTCACCACGGGCACCGCGACCACGGCGCAGACGCTCTACGATCCGCTCCCGAAGTGCGGCGGCTGCTGCAACAACTAAGCAAAAGGGGCGGCAATAGCCGCCCCATCTTAAAACGGAGGTAAAACTTTATGGTGACGATAGATCAGGCTATGCGCGGAATTTTGCGTTTTTTTGATACAGTAGCATCCCCACATATGGACGAGGTGCGCTCCTTTGTAGCAGGCGTTGGGTTGTCTTTACTGGCAGACGGCAGCAAAGAGCAACTGCTTGTGCTGAGAGATAACCCGTGGTTCAAAGCGATGCGGATTATGGATGAGCACGGGGATATCGACATTGACAGGCTCTATAATAAGGCAAGACCTCGGCTCGACGGGCGAAAACTCCCGATAGAGATTCCATTTATCGGAAAGCTGACTTTTGCTTCGGACGACCTTGACAGCCTATACAAATACATCCAGGAGGCATGACGTGATGAAAGAATATATCGAAAAGCTTCACACAAAGCTGCACGAGGCCATGGAGAAGCCCGTGACGCTGGGCAGCGCGGAAGAAGTCGGACTGTACGCGAAGACAATCTGCAGGCTCGAAAAGCTGCACGGGAACCACGACGAGCCGGAGGCGGCCACATTTGATCGCGAAACGGCGATGCAGTGGGCAGCCAACATGCAAAACGCCGACGGCACGACCGGCCCGCACTGGACGATGGAACAGACAACGGCCGTGGCCGAGAGCATGGGCATTCAGGCACCAGTGGTCCCACGCTGGGCGTGGGGCGTGACCATGAACATGATGTACTCGGACTACTACCCCGTCGCCGTAGAGTTCGGCCTCAACCGCCCGGAGTTCTACGCCGCGCTGGCCAAGGCGTTCCTGCTCGATAAAGACGGCCCGGGCGCGGAGGAAAAACTGCTGCGCTACTATGAGCACGTGGTAAAATAAAAAAGATCCCTCTCCACAAGGAGAGGGATCTTCGCTTGCTTTCAATCAACATTTATCTGGTACGCATTCATGCGTACCGAATAAATGTATAACCATCAATCCGCGAGGGGGTAGAGGGTGACGTGCATGTCGCTGCCGGATTTGGTGTAGGATTTGGTCTGTTTATGGTAGAGGACTTTCTGCAGGACAGTTTTCAGGAGGGCGTTTTTCTCCTGCGGGGATGCGGCGAGCGGGTAGGTCTCGAGGACGCGGCGGACGGCGGGGGCCAGACGGGCGCGGGCCTGCTTGGCACGGGCCAGCTCATGGATCGTGGTCTGGCTAGCCTCGATGCGGTCGACGATGACCTGCTTGTCAGCGGCGAGCGCCTGCGAGCGCTGCAGGAAGATCTCCGGCGTATAGACGCCGGTCTCGACCAGCTCATACGCGCGGGCCTCCTGCGCCTCCAGCTTGGCAAGCTGCTTGCGGTCGGCGGCGATCGAGGACTCGAGCGCGGTGCGCATGGGCGTGTCATCTGGCGCAGCGGCCTCACCGAGCTCCAGCTCGCGCAGCCAGCCACGCAGAGCATCCAGCACGGCGTCCTCCACATCATCATACCACGCGCTGACGGTCGGGCAATCGGGAGAAGGGCACATGAACGCATCGCGACGCCCGCCGGAAGACGGCCTGCGCACCATCACGCGGCCGCACTGGTCGCAGCGGACGAGCCCGGCGAGACTCGTCACGGTCCCCCATGCGCCCTTGCCGCGCGGGCTGGCGCTGGAATAGCTCAGAGCGACGGCCTTGTCGTACTGCTCCTGCGAGATCAGGCCGTCGTGCAGCCCTTTATAAAGCTTCAGATCCTCCTGCCGGGTGCGGGGGCGACTGACGATGACAGCGCCGTCGACAATGCGCTTCGTCTCTGGCCGCCCGCCGGACTTGATCCAGCCCGCATTTGCCGGATTGCGCAGGATATCCAGCACAGAGTCCGCGCGCCAGAGGCTGCCAGAGTTGGTAGGGACGCCGAGGCTGTTCAGCCGCGTGGAGATCGCCTTCGCGCCGATGCGCGCGCAGCCATCGCCGGTGTACCAGTTGTAGATCTGCTGCAGGACGGGTGCCTGCTCCGGGTGCGGGACGAGTTTGTAGCCCTTGTCATTCGGCAGCTTCTCGCGCAGCCAGCCGAAGGGTGTCTTGCCGGAGATCCATTTGCCCTCACGCAGAGACGCCTCCTTGCCGCGCGACAGGCGGCGCTTGATGGTGTTGTACTCGCGCCGGGACATAAAGAGGCCGAACTCAAAGTATTCCTCGTCCATCTCGTTGTTCGGGTCGTAGGTCTTGTTCGGCGTGATGATGCGGGTGTCGGAGTATTTAAAGGTCTGGGCAATAATGCCCTGGTCGATGGTGTCGCCGCGCGCCAGACGCTCAACCTCCATGACGATGACGCCCGCGTAGTTCCCGGTCTCGACGAGCTGCAGGACCTTCTGCACCTCCGGCCGGACGGCGATGGAGTCGCCGGTCACGACTTCCTCGCAGATCTCCACGACGTTCAGCTCGCGGCTTTCGGACAGCGACAAAAGCGCGGCCCGGTGCCGTTTGAGCGTGTCGGTCTGGCCGAGAGCTTCGGCCTCCATGTCCTTCCGGGACTTACGCAGGTAAATGATGTACTGCGCGAGCGGGTCGGAGATTTTCCAGGTAGATGTAAATTTCATAGGCAGATTCTCACCACAAGGGAAAAAGGTTATACGGATACCGCTCCGGCGCCGGCCGGGGCGGTTTTATTTATGTGCGGATCCAGCCGATTGATGGGATGAGCACGTCGGCCACAAGCGCAAGGGCACACAGCAAAAGAATACCCAAGAGGATGAGCGTCACAAGTCGGTGCATGCGCAGGGACTTCTGCTGCTGGGCAAGCTGCGCACGAAGCGCCGCGGTCTCGGCACGGAGTTTTTCAGCATCGGGAGGCTCGGAAGACTCGGCAGGCTCGTCATGCGGGATGCCGAAATACTCATCCATAGAGACACCCATCTCCCGGCAGATCGGGCCGACCGTGTAAACAGACGGATTTTTGATGTCGCCGCGAAAGAACTGGGAGACGGTGCCGACGGAAAGGTCGGTATTTTCGGCGACGTCCTGGTTTGTTTTGCGCGGAGTGATCGTCTGCTTCTGCTCACGGCATAAATCAGATAATTTTTCCTTCAAAACATGTCATTCCCCCCAAAAAAGCAAGACGTCTGACTGCAAAAAGCAACTGTTATATCTTTACAAGACTACCGTGGACAGGCTACCCTAAAGTTACAGACGGCTCCCGGTCGCCTGCGCAAGCAAAAGCCCGCGCCGTTGTTCGGCCAGCGGCGCGGGCGACATCTCAAAGACCAAGCGCGTACATGAGGCCGGGGATGACGCGGACGAACAGGAAGCAGCCGGCACAAAGCGCAAGGGCAATGACGATGATAACTTTCCGGACTCTGCGGGGACCAGCGACGGCGGACTCGTATTCCTCAGGCGTCATGCCATCCGTGTACTCATCGTAGAGCGGGCGCCCGGCGTCGTCTGTGAACTTGTTATCATAGATCCGGCAAAAGTCGACCAGCGTGCCAATGCCGCAGAACCCAAGCGTGATGAGCCAAAGCAGACCGGTCCAGATCTTGCCGACATAAAACCGATGTGCACCGAAGCCGCCGAGGAAGATACAGAGCAGCAGCGCAGTCGAGCGCTTCTTCTGCACGGGCTGGCGGGGCTCCCGCGCGCGGGACTCAGCCTTCGCCTGGTCGCGGATGTAATTCACGGTCCCGCAGCCGCAGTACGGGCAGATCAGAGCCTCATCGTCGATCTCCTTGCCGCATTTGTTACAGTACATAAAACCTCCTACGGATCACAATCCTTGCACGGCGTGTACAGCGCGGCGGCCTCTTCACGCGAGCCGGTGAAGCTGCCGCGGTTCTCGGGGTTCATCTGGTCGACGTGCGAGCAGCCGGGAAGATGGAAAACGCCGCTGGACTTGTTGTAGATATACGTGTGGATGCTATTGCCGGTCGCACCGGAGATAGCCGGAGCCTCTGCGGGAAGCGTGCCAGGGAGGAACGAAACAAAATCGCCGACGATCGGTTCCAGAGGCTCCACATCGAGCGGGTCGCCGCCGATGCTGGCGTAATACTCGGCCTGCGCCTCGGCCTGTTCTGCGTCCGTGTATTCTGCGCTGCCGGTAAAGGCCGGATCTGCGGCGGGGAGAACAGCGGCGTCGGCCGCCGCGCGAAGCTCTGCGGGCGAAGATTTGTAAGAGCGGGCGGCGGAGATCGTGTCCGCCAGACGGAGCAGCCCGACCCAGCCGACAAAGGCCAGCACACAGCAGACCAGCACAAGCAGAACCCTGCGCCATGTCTGTTTCATGGCAAAACCTCCAGTTTGATATGTAAATTTTTGTAGACTCTCATAATTGTAATTAACGAACGTATGTTCTAATATAATCATGCGAGTCAGGAAAAGGAATCTACAAATATTGTAAGCCACCGCCGAAGAAAGCACAACCGGGAAAGTGAACAAAAAATGAACGGTCTTTTTGTGGAAGAATGGGGGAATGGATAAAATGACGCGAAGTTTTTACCAGCAGGACATCCGCCGCATGCTGCGGCTTGCGACGACGGAACAACTCGATCTGGTCTGGCGCTTCCTGCGCGGGCTGGTCGCATAGAGTAAAAAATGGACCGGGGACGGTTATTCGTCCTCGGTCCATTTTTTTGCGATCGCCTCGAGTAGCTGCCATTCTTCGATGTCAAGCTTGCTGACGATGGAGATAAACCGTTTGCGCGGCGCGTCGTCCGGATCACGCATGACGGTAGCCATAAACTCCGCGATCTCCTGATTCCTCGTCAGTTTTTGCTTCATCTCGCCCTCGCCAGTGCGGAGCCAAGTCTCGCTCACGCCGTATTCACGGCAGATGGCAAGGATCATGGAGTTGTTGGGAGTGCGGACACCGCTTTCATAGCTGGTGATGGTATTGGCTTGTACGCCGAGTCTCTCGCCAAAGTCTTTCTGGGTAAGCCCTAGGGATTTCCGGAGCTCTTTAATACGGTCTTGCATATCGTGTTCCCTCCTTGCGACTATATAATATCGCAAAAATATCGCGTTGTCAATATTTCTTTGAGAAAAGGGCTTGACAAATATCACGTCGTGATATAATATAATCACGTCGAGATAAATTAGCAATACAACGCGAGGTGAGAACAATGTCTGAAAAGGAAAAAACGCGCGCCGAGAGCCTGGGTAAGGTCACCGACAGACTGACCGACGAACAGCTCCAGCGCCTGAGCGATATCGCCTACGGCATGATGCTGGCGCAGGAGAGCAAGAAGGAGCAGGACAAACAGACTGCGTAAGGCTGTAAAATCTGGAAAAACTAACGCCGGAAGGAGGCTGAACCATGCGAAAACCGTATGACCCGATCGCGGACGAAGAGCCGCACATCGTGGCCGAGTATCATTTCCCAAACTGCACGGCGTATATCGCCGACAACTACCTGCGCCGGCTGACGCCGGAGCAGAAGGAGGCCAACCGGCAGGCTGCCCGCCGCGTGGCGTGGCAGATCCTCGAGCGGGCCGCAGCCGAAGGGCGTCTGCCCGCGGCCAGCAATTAAACGCGCCGCAAGGCGCGTACATAGGAGTCGATATTATGGCGAACATCAAGACCTACACCATGACGCTGGATGCGCAGGAGCTGCGGGACGTGATCGAGGCGGCGCTGGTGTGTGAGTGCCAGAACGCCGAGGACGCCCGCGCCATGCAGCGCAAGGGCTACGATCTCGAGGCACAGAAGCTGCATTGCATGAACGCCCGGCTGATGCGGGTGGTCAAGAGAATACAGGAGACGGAGGCGAAGGCATGAAAAAGCTGATTCTGACAACGGCTGAATGGCTGTATCTCAAGTGGATACTCGAAAGGAACATGATCCGGATGGATGCGGATGCGTTCCGTCTCAAAGAGGGAGAGCCGGGCAGCGAAGCAAGGCGGGAAGCCATTGGGAAAGAGCTCGAGAGCATTGAGAAGGAGCGCAGGAATATCGAGTTGGTGCTGGAAAAGATCAAGGCGGCGGACAGCGTACAGGACGGAACGGAGGAGAAGAAATGAGAACCAATCTTGCGGAGCGGCTCGGGTATGAGCCGGAGGAAGAGACCAGGGAGCGGCAGGAGCGGCTGCTGGAGGAGCTGCGGTACCGGGAGGCCATGCGGCGGGTGGTGAAGACCTGCTGCGTGTGGTTGGGAGGCGCGGCCTTTGTGCTGGCGGTGATCGCCGGGTACGCAGAGATGACCGACGCATGCGTCGCGACCGGCGCGATCGCGCTGGGCCTGACGACCTACGGGATCCTGTGATGGACGAACCGAAGATCCCGGTCGAGCTCCGGCCGGATCAGCTGGCAGACATCATCGACGCCGTCCTGGCTTTTGCCGATGACTGTGCCAACGACCGGGAGATCCTGCAGAGCATGCCGCGCGTCGACCGAGACACGGTCGAAGACCTGCTGCAGCGCGAGACGGCGCTGCAAACGCTCGCGGCATGGCTGCAGCACGTACAGGAGGAAGCGGAGTGAATTATTTTGCGCCGCGCATGCGGCCCATCCCGCCGCCCTGCGGCCGGAACTGCCCGGACCGAAGCGGCACATGCCGCGTCGGGTGCTGCACATGGACGCTCTACGAGAGCATCCGGAACCACATCTACGACGTAAACCACCGCGACAGGGACAGCCTGCAGCCCGATCTTGCAGCGGGAAAGCAGATGGTCCATGCCGACAACCAGATAAGGAGGCGCAAACACATTGCGAAATAGCATCGACTACCCCGGCGAGCGGGCGCCGCGGCGCCCCGCCGTGATCGCCCAGGCCGGATACACCGGCCAGAACCACTTTTCCGTTACATATGGAGACCAGAAACTAACCGTCCGCGCCGAGGACGGCTATGCGGCCCTTTTTACCGCCGCCAAGCACTGGGGCTATAAATTCACCCGTCCGGAGTACCATCAGAACGCCCGTGCGACCAAGCTCCACTACACGCCGGACACCCGGCCGGGGGCGCTGATATGAGGTTCGTGTGTGACGCCTGCCAGGATATCACGAACATCGAGGCAGACCGGATGGAGATCCAGGGCGAGAAGCTGATGGTGTACAGCCGCGGGCGGCTGGTCTGCGTTGCGGATCTCGGCCAGATCATGCTGGCCAAGCTAACACCGGGGAGGGATGAGGCAAGATGATCGCCCGCGTATTCCCGCGTAAAACGGCCATGTCGCCGACGGATGCGCTGGCGTTCTTCGGTCCGCCGACCATCGAGAATATCGCCGATTGCATCCAGGCGGGCGTGACAGAGGTACATATCTCCGTAACGTTTACGTGGGATCTCGAAAAGGCCGAAGATCTGTACTACGCATGGCAGATCCTCGGAGTTCCGGTGGAGGTCGGCGGCCCGGCGTTTGATGATCGCATGGGAGACTTTACGCCCGGGCTGTATCTGCGGGACGGAATGATCTTCACCTCGCGCGGTTGCACAAAGGATTGCTGGTTCTGCTCCGTGCCGCGCTGCGCGCACGGGGAAATCAAAGAGCTGCCGATTGTGGATGGATGGAACATCCTTGATGATAACATTCTGGGAACGTCAGAAGCGCATTTTCGGGCAGTCTGTGACATGCTCAAGAGGCAAAAACACAGATCTGCTTTTACAGGGGGGTTAGAACCGGCACTGCTGCAACAATGGCAGGCGGACCTTCTTTATGAAGTAAAACCGGCGCGTCTATACACGGCATATGACACTCGTGATGATCTGGAACCGCTGATCGAGA